TGATTCTGCTATCTGGCAGACATATTCATGGAATGACAGACTTTTGTCGTACCTCGATGAATGATCTGGACGGCCATCAATGGCCTTGATTCTTTCAATTGCTACATATAGCGATTTGAGCATCTCATCGTAAGAGACTTTCATCTTCACTTGCAGAGCTCGCAGTACCACAGCTCCGGTGATCCCATGACTGTGTCATATCGACCGCCATCAAATCGCTTGAATGTCTCGCATCGATCGCACCACTCAATCTTTGGTGAATCGACTTGATCTTTGATCACTGAGCCATCTTCCATGAATCGTGTGCGCTCGCCCGTGGCAATCTTTATCATCTCCATGTCGGCCATCACTCTTGCACCTTCCATTTTCCATCTGCGCTGAGGTTGTACCAAATTGCTGGACATTGATTTGCCTTGACCTTTTCAATGCAGACATGTCCTCGATATGGCTTGCCCGTCTTTGGACTTGTGCCTTCTTTAAGTAGGCGATGCCCATGTTTACAGATCGGAGCTTCTCCAATGAGCTCACCGCCAAGCTGTGAAGCGATCTCGTCGATGGTGCTCCCAGCTGTGGCAAATCCGTCCTCGCTGAATGGCTTGCTCCATGGATCATCTTCGATCTTGTCCACAAAGGCTTTTGGAAGCGTCTCGACTTGCTCCATGTTTTGCTTTGTAGGCCTTGTCTCTGATCCGAGCAATAACCCTGCACAGCGTCCGATTGCCGATGTGACTGTATCTTCGACGAACCATCGCTTCATGCTGGGATTGTAAGATTCAACTCGTCCGAATGCGTAGTCGATTGCTGATGGCTTTTCATCTTCATACTCACGAAAGATCCGGCACTCGATGAGAATGTATCCAGCCTGTGCATTGAAATCGACGATCGATGTCTCAACGCGATTTGTCGGGAATGTGCTGTGCAGTCTTTTGATGCGAGCTGCGACATCTTCATATCCATCCAAGAATCCGGCCATTTATTTGACCGCCTTTGTCTTGCCCATTGCCATGCCGACAGATCGGCCATGATGGTATCCGACCGACTTGCCATCCCTGTATCCCATCGAATACAAAAGAGTGGAGATTGCCAGCTGTGCGAGTACCGCAAAGCCGATGATTTGCTCAATTGCCATTTGTTGCTCCCGATTCTGTTAGGGGAGCAAGCCCTGCATTTCGCCTGACCCGTGGCAAGGCTCGCTCCCAAGTAAGAGCATGAAGCAAGACTCTGACAAGGTCAAGAATCCTGCGTGTTCTTCGGCGTGTCCTCGATTGGCTTTTGCCTGTCTTTCAATCCATTTGATGCCAAGACTGATCCAAGTGCGCCAGTCAAGAAAATTGTCAGAGTCGAGAGAAGCTCGATGAATGCTCGATCATTCGGAGCTTGATCGCCAAGCGGCTGAGTGACAAAGATCAGCGCGTAAAGCATCCCAGCGACAGAGAATGCAAAAGTGAGCGCAAGACATACCCCGATGAATACGATCAGCCGAGCTTTAAGCTGCTCATTTGTCAGTCTTCTTTGATGTGAAGCCACTGGGATCCTCTCCAAATATGTCTTCAGTACATGTTCCCTGAGCCTTACATTGCGGCGGATTGCACTGAGGCTTTTGCCAGTTGTCGAATTCTTGGCACTCATACCGCGTCCATCCTTGATAGCCACATGCCGACAGCCCTAGCGAAAGCGATAACCCTAGAGCTGCCGACAGTAGCTTCCGAGTCACTTCCCCAATAACCCGAAAGACTGATCCTTTGGATTGAGCCAGCGCAAGATCACTGGAGCGACGGCGGCTGCGCCTGCCATTGCTAGTGTCTTTGGATCTGTCTCGCCTGCCATGTAAAGTGCAAGCGAAGCGGCCATGAATGACCGAGCCCAGCTTGCTGCCATTGCTTTTACTTGCTCCATTTTTTCTCCTTCTTTGGCTTTTCTGCCTTTGTTGGTGACGGCATTTCTACCTTTGGAAATTCTCCCTTGTAAGGCACATACTTCGGACGACCAAAGCCGACAACTTCTTTTCCGATTGTGCGCTGTTTAACCATGACCATTCCGCCATTGCGTTGATCGCCTGTGCCGGATGTGTTTCCTTCAATGGTCGTGATTGTCTTGCCATCGATGCCGACCACGATGCCGATGTGACTGATGCGATCGACGCCGTCATGTGGAAAGTCCATGAATGCTAAATCGCCAAGTGCAGGCACTTCATGCCAGCGGCCAATCTCTTTGAATTTGTGAGCACCGACAGCTGTGGACACGACTGAGTGATTCTTGACGCCAGCTTGTGCGAGCACCCAATTGCAGAATGATCCGCACCATGGCAGACCATTTGCCTTCGTAAACTCGCCAAATTTGGTGATGTTCTCCGGTGTCTCGATATAACCAATCTCACCTTTGGCGATCTCGATTGCATGTGGAGCTGATCCGATTGGGTAACTCATAGCTCATCCCCTTTTTGTGGCTCATAAGAATGGAAGCATTCCCATTGCTTGAGTTCGTTTAATTTTAACTCATCGTGACCGCACTCTGGCATCGGTGGAATAAAAGCATCATCGATCGGATCGTATGAATATCCTACGCCAGCGAAATTGAATCTTATGTTTCCGTTATAGCTTGTACGAATTGCCCCATAATATTCTTCCCATGATGTAACGCCATCGATGAGATCGTTTTCATCGCGACCGACAATCACCTGTGTGACAATATTGTTTTCATCTAAATATGCATAGTGTGCCATTATGACCAACTCACTGTATCTGATCCGCCTGCCGCTGTAATTGTTGAAACTTTGAATCCGCCTGATGGTGCTGCGGTGGATTGTGTAACTCCACCTGAAAATGTTGCCGTGTAAGTATCCGGATATTTTAGAATGATTACCCCAGAACCACCATTGCCACCTGCATTTGATGCTGAACCGCCACCACCACCACCGCCAGTATTTGCAGTTCCTGCAACACCATTGCTTGTCGTAGTTGGCGCACCAGCACCACCACCACCTGAACCGCCTGCTGCTGTCCTAAAACCACCACCACCACCTGAACGGGTTACAGATGAGCCAGAAATAGATGATGCAGAACCTGCGCCGCCTGTTCCGTTAGTTCCAGATGTTGCAGTAGTACCTACTGCACTAGCACCGCCGCCGCCACCGCCACCGTTCGCTGGGCCGTATCCTGTACCGCCTGCATTGCCTTGACCAGATGGAGAAGCTGCGCCGCCTGCGTTATTTGGCGCGTTATCACCACCGCCGCCGCCACCTGAACCGCCTGCCGTACCTACACGATAAACGCCAGCGCTGGGTTGATAGCCGCCGCCTTTACCACCACCGGTTGATGTAATTGTAGAAAATATAGAATTGGATCCACTTGTCGCTGAGTCCTGAGTACTGTTTCCTGTACCACCAGCACCTATCGTCAAAGCGTAATTTGTTGATGGATTTACTGTCAGAGTTGATGTTCTATAACCGCCGCCGCCGCCGCCGCCGCCGTAATAACTACCACCGGCACCGCCGCCAGCGATGACCAAATACTCGCAAGAAAATTCCCTTGGATAATTTTGTGATGCGATAATTCCTAAAATGCTCATTATGCAATATCGCCAATTACGGTAAAGACATTTGAAGCTGTGCAAATAATTGACGCGGCTGAATATCTAGCCCTAAGTGTTGGCGCGGCTGAGGTTGCACCTGTTGAGGTGATTGTTACACCGACACCAGCGGCAAATGGCACCGCGCCAGTACCAATTCTTTGCACATTGATTATTTGACCAGCTGTGAAAACTGAAGGTGGCACAGTAACTGTTCTTGAAACTGTATCGCTTATCGTGACAAGTTTTGACGCGTCAGCTGCGACCAAAGTATATGCGGCAGTCTGTGCATTAAATGCAATGTCAATCACTGGAGCAGTTAAAGTCTTATTTGTCAGGGTTTGAGTGCCTGTAAGTGTGGCGACGGTTGAATCGATGGCAAGGCTCACCGCGCCAGATGTACCGCCGCCAGTAAGACCAGTCCCAGCTGTGACCCCAGTGATGTCACCAATGTCGTTGGTAATCCATGTGTAATCGAGATCAGTATTTGACGCCTTGGACAAGATTTGACCAGATGTGCCGCCTTTAAGATCGACAAATGATGTGTCGATCGAGTTGCCAAGAGTACGCATTGCCGCTGCGCCATCCTTGACTAGATCCGTATCGTCAGGGGTTTCCCATCCGAAGTTTGTTGTTGTTGCCATTTATGCCACCGCTCCTGTTGCCTTTTCCCATGTGAGTGTATTGCTGAGAGTGTTCCATTGCTCCGCTGCATTGACCTGCTCCCAGTTTATCGCAACGAGTGAAAATTCGATTGGAGACATGTTAATTGTCAAAAGGATTGAATTAAGCGAGACGCTCCATGTAAAGCCTTCGACAAAGCCTTGAAATTGACCGC